AGACTCTAGTCATAGTGTTTTATACTAACACGTTGTTGTCTTTAGGGACTGACAAGTGTATCCTAGTACTATACTAACTACAATCTACTTATGTGTTATTGTCTTGCAGTAAATGCTAAAATACTTGCTTCATGAAAGAGACATGTTGTGTTAATGTCTGGATCATTTCTCATATCTTTGAGAGCTTGCTTTTTAGCTAAAATAGCTTGTCTTTTACTAGACAACAGTTTGGGTAATGGAAATGGATTACTCATAATGATTTGTTTAGTGGTTATAAGTTAGTTACTTTACAAAATATGGTAATGTTTAATAACTTAAGACTATAAACTTGTTCATTATAGCTAAAGTCAACGTGTGTTATTTCTAATGGATGAGATGCTTTGTTGTTAATAAGCACATTTTCTTCATCTGTTAGAGTTAAGAGTGTCCCTTTGATGGGTATTATTTTCATTGCACATAAAGTGTTTAATACTTTACAAGTATTTTCTTGGAAGATGTGTTCTTCATTGTTATTGTCAATGAATAATAACATTGTCATGTGATTCATATCTAGTGGTTATTGGTTACAATTTAAATGAAAGAGAGTGCCGTCCAATAAGGACGCTGTGCTAATCATGCTCCAGGCTTGATTGTTACTCTCTATCTTAGTTAAGATCTGTCTCTACTTAACTAACACAGTGACAGTATTGTTATACTGTTATAACCCCATCATTGATAAGGTTAATGAGTTGATTGGTATTACAACCATGCATGTCTACTATTTCTTTACATTTTCTTAATAATGGAGGTTTATTACCAGAGAGTAATAGCTGATCTATCAATCTCTTGATAGCCCATATTTTCATACATTGCCTTGTAATAAGACCATTCTCAATAGGACTAATCCGCTTGATTGGTTCTTTAGGTTCAATGAGTTTAAAGAAGTTGAACATTGGGTCTTTAGGAATAAAGTCTATTGATCCTTGATCTAGTTTAATCAAATCTTCGTTGTTTTCATTTCTTCCTCTACTAACATAGACCTTACCTTTGGTTGCCAAGCGATCAACTCCTGTGTTGTCGATGCATAAATAACTGTTCTTACGTTTCATATCTTAGTGTGTATTGGTTTCAATTAAGGGAGTTAACAACAATGTCCTTCATTATTAATTAACCCCATGCATTCCAAGCTATTGTTTAGCTTGTCCAGTATTTTATTTGTGTTTACGGATAGGTTGCATTAGACCCAGATGTTGGTTTGAATGATCATGTGATTACTCTAGTATGACCATTTGATTGATTGTAGTCAGAACATGATAGTCTCCTTTTAAGTTATTACTAAGTGTAGTAACATAGTACTGTAACCAAGGCATCGTTAATACGATGGCATTGTAACCAATGCTCGTAAGCTCCCTAAGGAGCGAACGCTATAACATGTCATCATAACAGAACATACCATGTTGTGGTATGCCCTGTATGTGGTGTAGTCGTGTTGACTATGAGATGATAAGATCGACAAAGCCGTCCTTACCTTCCTTAGAGCTGATCTGTGTATCAACAGGGAGATCAACAGTGTCACCTACTGTGACATCACCAGTCAAGGTGAGCCAACCAGTCGCAACTTCTATTGTGGCAAAGCCGATAGTCTGTTCGACTACTGCCATTCCACGCTTACCTGAAGCTGCAACATGAACAATGCGTAACTGTTTCATAAGTTCCTAGTTTGGTTAATACTACGTTACCAAGAGTACTATTCCCCAAAAGGGGTACGGTACTTCCCAGCCGAGCTGGCAACGGGGTGGTTGACCTGGGGTCATCTAAGCACTTGGACATATATTATATGAAAAATAATTATCCTATAAGCACTCGGATATATAAATATAAAAAATAATTTTGAAACATTTCTAAGCATATTACGTATGCTAAGTATGGATATAAATAAAGAGAACTTAGAGAAAATAGGATTTATAGTTCCTAAGTGGGAGGAATATGAAATCAAAGGGTTTATAAATCAAGGAGATACAAAGAATACTATTCATAAGCGCATGGGAGCTGCATTACAGAATGGTAGTCATTACACCAATGATGGTTTCACAACCTATGAGTTGGGTGAAATGTGTCCATCTACAGATTATACTATATTAACAATATACGATAGCGGTTATATACATGTATATAGTAATGCTCAGTATGTTGGTGATCCATATAATATAAGTACTTTGTTTAGTGGTAAGATCAACAATATGGAGGATTTTAATAGGTTATTACGACAATTAACTATAAAAACGCAACCTTTTGATCATATATACGTTAAATAGGTATGAAAGATAAGATAACACATCCTCATGGTAAGGGTTGGCCTAGTCTACAAGATGCTCAAAAAAGTAGACAAGAGAGCATAGAGTTTATGAAAGAACATGGACCAAGGTTATATGCCAAATATGGAAGTCAAAATATATTTGAATATTTAGGGATAGAAAATAAATAGGTATGAAGAAACGAAACCAAAAAAGGATACGAGGTCGTAGAGCACAGATACTTGCGATGTATCCAGATGCTAAGATATGGCCAGCATGGAACGGTATGTTGAATTGGTCATATGTAGATCCAGAAACAGGTCTTGGTGTAGGTGAATTAGTATGTGATCCTAATTAGTTATGACAGCAAAACAAGATAAAGAGCAATTTGATAAATGTATAAATGACTTTACCAGTTCAACTAATGAAAGTGATTATATGTGGTTATCATTTGAAGATTGGAAAATGTTGAGAGATTGGTTTAAAGAAGCAGAAGGTAAATTAAATCCTTTTAGAATATATAGAGATGAGTAAGAAAAAACTTAAGAAAATAACATATGTATATGTACCTATGTATATATATAGGAATGGAGTGTTAGTTAAAGAAAGGAATAGTTATGACCCCAACACAATACGCTAAGAAAGTAGACCATATATATAAGGTAGTCATTAATCGTATAGGTAATGATACAACTAAAGAGTATTCAATGAAGGCAATTATCTGTCATATGTTAAATAAGGAAGATGATCTGTAAACTAAAGACAAACACTAGGTATGTGATGACATCCAAGAGTGGTGGTTATACAAACATATGTGTATGGTGTCCAGAATGGGATGGTAACCTAGATATATTCAGAGACAATAAGAAAATCGAGATAGATGAACAGGTAGTAGATGAGACTAAACCTCAGGTAGATTATGAGAGAGAGTTTCCAGATCCTATCCCAGTTAAACCAATGACCTTTAGATGGGTGTATTTAGATAAATAAGGAATAATGGAACAATTGAAATATAAATATATACCTTCAGAATATTTATACCTTTTCGGTGGTTGGTTAACCACAAGGAAAGAAGTAAGTGGACCATTCAGTGAAAAACACAATGCTGCTGGAATGGCAGAATTAATAAATGAATTTTGTAAACAATACGATCTTCCAGACCCTAGAGAAGATTGGAACAAAATCTAATGAAACGAGAAGAACTCATAGAGAAGATAGAATCCCTTCGAGCCATTAACAACGATGAGTTAACTAGACCATCCCAAAAGATAGTTAATGGGGTGTGGATTGAATTATACACAATGAAATTAATAAAAAGAGATTATGAAATATAGCGTAGAAAATTATACCCCGCTTGGAGGTAAGTTACTAATCAAGCCATTACGAATGAGAACTAGGACAGTTGAAAATATTGTCATAGACGAAGAAGCAAACAAAGGTAAAGACCCATTGAAGGATGAGATGCAGACTAAAGTTATAAAAGAAAAGGCCCCATTTGAAGTCCAGTTAGGAACAATCCTATCAGTACCCCCAAACTCACTATACAAAGTTGGTGACACAGTTGTATATAGTGTGAAGTTTGTGAAAGAATTTGATTTATTTAAACAAGTATTCCTCGTATCAGATTATGACCTTTATGGTACATACAGTATGAGTGATAACAATTAAAATATAATAATATGGAACCAGAAGTAAATTTAGAACAAGAAGAAGGTATGGTATTAGAAGTACCAGTAGTTGATGAAACTAAAGAAATAGTATTGCTTACAGATGAAGACACAGCTGTTGCAATTAAAGAAAAAGATCCAAGTGCTGAAATTACGGAAATGACTCAAGAAGAATATGACGCATTAGAACAACCTAAAGCACCAATTGCAGAAGTTGAAATAAATGCAGAAACAGTGTAACCTTTTTTAACAACCTTACGTATAATGGGGTATGGGGCGAGACAATCGTTCTTTACCCCATTGTCTTTTAAGGCTAACGCCACCTTAATTAGGCAGCCCAAACGAAAACACTGACACAGTGGGGATCGACTTTAATCTAAAAGAGATTATTGGAACAGGCGTTTTTAGCTACTGCACTAGTGGGTTCAGGTTCGATAAGGATGAAGGGATAGGTCTCAGGTTAGATTCTGGGACAACACGGTGGGATAGATAGGTTTAATATAATGTCATGAGTGAAACGAATACATTAACGAACGAGGAATTGAAGTGTCTTGCTAAAGACAGTGAGGTGACGAGAGAGAGTCCTTCTAATGGGAGTTATGCAACATATGGTAGGGGGGTATTGTTGAAGCTGTTGTTGAGGTCTGGTTTACCAGTAGGTAGAGAAGGAGGAAGTTGAATTGAAATATTGAATGGGGATCATAGCGAAGAACTGTATTATTATTTACTTATGAATCAATTGGACCCAATTACTCAGATAGGGGTATATAGTCAGACTGATATAATTAACAAATTAAATGGGCTTAAATAACACTAGTATAGACAAAACTAGGCGAGTTAGGTATATGTGTCCCAATTGTGGGGTAGATATTTACGAAACAATAGATGATCCTGAGATAAGGTATATATATAAAATGAAACCCAAAGAAGTAGACTGTGGTACCTGTGGCGCTGAAATGATACTGCCAGGGTCATTAGTTTATGTTCCTTGTGATAATTAAAATAAAGAATATGAAAATAGGTAAATTAACCTCGTGGTATACGGGGGGTAAAGTAAACGATAGTAAGATGACATATAGTTGGCATAGTAGCTTTACTGTATTTGATTCTACAAGTAAGAAGTCGATTAAGGTTAAGACTGATAAAGGTATAAGTAAGTTTTGGATGTATGTAATTCCTAATGCGTGGTTAGATAACTTCGTTAGGTTCTTTACAGCTATAGATGTATTTAAGGCCGTTATGAAAGCAGAATTAAGTAACAATGAGAAAAAGACCGTTTAACATACCGATATATTTAAATAGGGTAGCCGCTCTTATAGTTACTATAGGGTGGTTTACTGGTAATGTCAATTGGTGGGTTGCCATACCTATTATACTTCTTAGCATTAGGTTTCCTAGGTTGAGGGAAGTAGTTGATGAATATAAGAAGTTAACTAGGATTAATCCTTGGTAATTAAGATAAGAAATAAATTATAAGTTTTTTGTAACCTTTTAATACCTATTGCGTATACCGTAGTAGGTATTTTTAATTAAACTAAAACAGATATGAAAACAAAAGGGACACCTAAACAAAACGGTTCTGGCGGAGGAACAAGAACTAATCGTGGTCGCGGTGGATGTAAAGAGACACAAGTTACTGGCCGTGGTCGCAGGAGAAGAGTATAGTATGAGAGATACACAGACTAAAATAAATATATTCAGATATCATATAGGCGGAGCCTATTATAACACATTAATTAAAGCAGCCAAAAAGTTAGAGGCTGCTAAATTACCTAAAGAGCCTTGGTATGACGAAGACTAACGGAGATATTACCGAGTTGCTAAAGAAGTACAAAGAGGAATCTTGTGCTGAGAAATTAGAATTAATAAAAAGAGATTTAATAACCCTGATAAAGGAGGATAACAATGGACAATAAAGTATATAAAATAGTACTACTGAAAGATCTTAAGGGATTAGGTATAGGTACAGAACTTACTTACTTTGGTAAGCATAATGTATTTTCATACTTTGGTAAGCATGAAGATATAGGAGATCATTTTACAGAATATAGGACAATACAAATTAGTTTGTCACCAGAGTATGTAATGAATTTAGTTGGAACTACATTTGAAGATGTAGATAATTTCTTTGGTTTTCAAGAAATAGAAACTAAGACTGAGTATGAAGTAGAATTAGAACGTCTTGAAAAACTAAGAGGTGAAATTTATGAACTTAAAGATTCTATTAGAAAACTAAGGAGACGTAATAATGAGCGATAAGATGGAAATAAAACCAATGGAACAACAGAAGCCAGCACCTAATTTCTTTGAATTTGGGGACGCTTACTTTGAATGCAACCGTTGTGGACATTATGATATATTAAATGCGGGAGTAAAAGATGGGATGCAGTTTGTGCTACCTACTTCTGACCAACATGAGTGGAGACTCGTGTGTCCTAAATGTCAGAATATGATGCGGATATTCTTCAAGGAATCTAGTGAAGAAACTATTATAGAAGCTAAAGCGAAGTTAGCAGAAGAAGAAAAGGCCGCTAAAGAAAAAGCTGAACAAGATGCCATAGACAAAGCAAAAAAGGAAAAAGAAGATGAATCTAAGAATAAAGGTAAAGGCAAAGGATCTACAAAAGGAAGTTCTAAGAATGTGGAACGGACGGCTGGAGATGACGGAGAGGGAGATACAGCTCCTGCTCTTGCTGATTAAGATAGATCAAGAATGGATTCCTACGTTTGAAGATGATTATAAACATATATTATCTACTGACAATAGAAGGAAACTTATCGTTGCCGCCAACATGAAGAAAGCTAACTTAACTATGTATTCCCAATCTCTATTAGAGAAAGGTTGTTTACTTAGGAATGAACATGGCGGAGTCGAAGTACATCCATATCTAATTCCTACATTGACAGGAGGGTTAGTAGAATATACTTTCACACTCAACACACAAGACGATTAATATGTATTACTTTGAAAGAGAACAAACTTGGCAGAAAGATCTAATACGGAAAATCGCAAAAGAACAGAACGTAGACATTAGGGTAGTGCGCACATTAGTGTACTATCCTTTACTTTATTTAAAGCGTCGGATGCAAAATATGGAAGATGAGACGCCGGTAAGGATCAGAAGATTAGGTGTTTGGGATCTTAAGACTACTGCAACGAAAAAGCAGAATGTAACAAAACTATAATTTTTAACGTATAAACATGAGAGCCTTTGACATTATAGGTGACCGCGTTACGTTTCAACCAGAGTTTTTAGCTGTACCTGAATTTAGAGTAATTTGGGACAGGGACAAATCCAAGATGAAGAAGCAAGCAATAAAGGAATTATCTTTTATTGCATTTCTGTGTGATAACACACCTGCTAATCCATATATGGGATACTCTGAGGATATACGCGAGGACATACTGAAAGAAGATTTTATAGGTAATACAAAGTGGGAACCAGACGAACCTATTTTGAATGCTATAAAAAAGTTAATTAAACTATATGAAACCCCTAGCTCTAGACTAGTTGGAGGAGCTATGATAGCTGCTGATAAATTAGATAGTTGGTTTAGGGAGTTAGATCTTAGAGAAAGAGATTCTACTGGCAAACTTGTTAACAATGCTAAAGAATTATCATCTATGATTACTGGAGTTGGTGGGAATATCAAATCATTAGGACAACTACAGAAACAATTGAGACAAGAACAGTTAGATGATAGTACTGCCAGAGGTGGTGCTGAGATCGGCATATTTGAAATACCAATAGAAAACTTTACGGATGAATCTGACTTTGGAGCAGGAGGGGTATAAACTAACAGTTAAGTATACTGACGATGCTAATAAGTTTAGACAGTCTGCTATAAACTACGAAGAGAATGGTTATTATACTCCGGCCCCACGAGGAACTAAGGAGTATAAAAGGTATTGGGAAGAAGAACTTGGTAAATGTATTCATGGATTTACAGCTCCAGATGGAGAGTATATAACTGGCTACTTTTACTTTTATCTTAACTTTACACCTATCATTGTTACAAAAGTGCAAAGGTATGTGGATAAGGATGGTATTAAAAGGGAGAAGAAGCAAAGAGATTTAGGTTTCGCAAGGTTCTATGATTATGATAGAGCTTACTTCGATGCTATAGAAGAAGCTGAAAGACAAGGTAAACATCTTGTTGTACTGAAGAAAAGGGGGGCTGGATATTCATTTAAAGGAGCCTCTATGTTAGCTAGAAACTTCTATTGTCTACCTAATTCTAAATCTTATGCAATTGCATCTGAAATGGAATTCTTAACTAAGGACGGACTACTGTCTAAGGCGTGGGAGATGATGGACTTCGTTGATCAAAATACAGCATTCGCTAAAAAGAGACAAGCTATTAATACTAGGATACATAAGCGAGCATCAATTATAAAAGACATAGATGGGATCAAAACAGAGGTTGGATATAAGTCAGAGATCATGGGGGTCTCTCTCAAGAATGATGAACAAAAAGCTCGTGGAAAACGTGGTAAACTTATTCTATGGGAAGAGGCTGGGAAATTTCCTAATCTTAAGACGGCGTGGCAAATTGCGAGACCTTCAGTAGAAGATGATGATGGTGTAGCTTTTGGTCTTATGATAGCCTATGGTACAGGTGGTTCTGATGATGCAGACTATGAGGGCCTTCAAGATTTGTTTTATGAACCAATCGCATATAATGCGTTGGAAATAACAAACGAATGGGATGAAGGTACTGCTGATAAAACATGTGGATTCTTTGTACCTCAGTACTATAATATGTATGGTACTGATAAGAAGGGCAATCGTTTTATGGATGACAGTGGTAATAGTAATATCATTGTAGCAAAACAATATGCATTAAAAGAACGAGAGAAGGTAGTACTTCATGCTAGTGACAGATCTTCTATAGATAGGTATATAGCAGAGAGACCATTTACTCCAACTGAAGCATGCCTTCAGATTAGTACTAACATCTTTCCAAAGAAAGACCTTATACAACACTTGGCTAATATCAGGACTAATGAAGTTATTAGAGATTTCAAACAAGTTGGTACCTTAGAGATCATCAAGGATGGTAAGATAGTATGGGAACAAAATCCTCATATAAAGGATCATATAAGATATAGATTAAAGCCTGGAGATTCAAAGGAAGGGGCTATAGTTATATGGGAACATCCTACAGAAGATCCGCCATTTGGATTATATGTAGCCGGCTGCGACCCATACGATCATGACAAATCAACAACTAATTCGTTAGGTTCGTGTATTATCTTTAAACGTTTTCAGAGTTTCGAAAAGTTTTATGATTTACCTGTAGCAGAATATACGGGTCGACCTGAAACTGCTAATGAGTTCTATGAGAATGTTAGGCGACTAATAAAGTATTATGGGGCTACGATGCTGTATGAGAATGAGAAGAAAGGTTTATATACTTATTTTGAACAGCAACATAGTGAGTATTTATTAGCAGACCAACCTGGTACTATTAAGGATGTACTAAAAGATACTAAAGTTCATAGGGGTAAAGGCATCCACATGAACAAAGAAATTAAGATGTGGGGAGAGGGATTAATCAAGGATTATCTTATAGAAGAATTCTCTCCAGGTCAAAAGAATCTATTAAAAATATATTCAGAACCTCTATTAGAGGAACTGATAAATTACAATGATACAGGTAACTTTGATAGGGTTATGGCCTTAATGATGGTCATGGTCTATAGAGAAGAACTTTATTATTTGCAAGTGAAAAAGAAGAAGGAATATAACAGAGATAGAATGTTATTTCCCGAACCTATATTTAAACACAATTTAATTAGCTAGTTAAATGAATACACAGAACACTAATGTTTTTCCTGTGCAGAAAGTTCCTATGAGTAGGAAAACGAAGTCTTGGAAAGAGGATTCTGTTAATGCTATTATTAGTAAAGAAGGAACTGGAAACATAGGTAAATATACCAGAAAAGAACACATGTCAATAGACTATGAGTTGTATAATGGTAATTTCGATAAGAACGATCTAAAATATGTTACAGATCCATTTGATGTTGGGGACTCATTCCCAGCCACACCACAAGAGTTTAATATCATAAGGCCTAAGATAGATTTACTCGTGGGTGAAGAATCAAAGCGTCCAGAAAACTTTCTGGTTGTACAAAGTAATGACGATGGCGTCAACCAAATACAATCTAAGAAAAAGGACATGCTTATTAATCATATGTATGACAAACTTGGTATGTCGCCTGACAGCGAAGAAGCTAAGTCTCTTCCTCAGATACAGGAATACATGACTAAAAATTACAAAACTATTGCGGAAACGCAGGCACAGCAAACCCTCAGTTATTTACGCGAAAAACTCAATCTAAGGAATGAGTTCTTACGTGGATGGAAAGATGGTCTCATTGCTGGTGAAGAACTATATTACGTAGGTATCAATAATGGAGAGCCTGTTCTTTGGAGAACGAATCCTCTCGATTGTGACTACGACTCAAATCCAAACTTAGAATGTATTGAAGAGGGAGATTGG